TTAGCATTCATTTAAAACGATACCGATTCTGATTAAACATTACAGAATCAACTGTACTAATAAATGCCCTCATTTGTTTTTTAGTCAAACCGTTACCCATTCTATGATGTTGGATTGACTTTAAAAACTGAAATTGAGAATCGCTAAAATTGTCTGAATGAACAACAAAATATTCCATTCTTGATTCAAATATTTCTTCAAAAGTCATTAAACGAATGCTAACATCAGGTATATTTAATGCCTGTTTCTGTGCTTCTTGTAAGTTCTGTTTTTTTTTCATGTTTTTATGTATTTTGATAATTAATTGCTTTTAAATCAGGCACTAAACATACCTGTAGCCGTTATGAGACATGTTGAGCGCCGTGACCGATGTGCTATAATTTTAATTTACTGACGTTTACACTCGGCACGTTAGGTTGCATGGCTCGATGCCGTACCCCTGCAAATGCCCTGCACCACGACAACCTAACTGCCGTATAAAATAAATTCTTTCCATCGCTCAGAATTGAATACACATTTGCATCTTTCGTTCTATAATACACAGGGTGTCATTGTGGTCTCCGGAGTGATTAATTACGCACACGTGGACCAATTCAAAACCCCTACTGCGCCCCATTCCGGTAGTGTCGTACCCATAGCTGATTACAAACCCGCCTTCGCTCACTATGTTGGGAAGTTCGGTTTTTATCTTCCTGAGTTCGCTTGTGTACACACCAAAATACTTTTCCCTGCTCTTGCGTAAGTTGTAAGGGGGATCGAAAATAATAGTGTCGAATTTCCATCCCTTTGCCTTCGCCATCAGCACAAACTCAAATGCGTCCATGTGATAATCAGCTGGCATCTCCGGGTTTAAATCAATCCTCGTTTCATCCACCCCCGCCAAGCGTGTTTTCCCTGCAAATAAGTTCAGTGTTCTTCCTTTGCAGTTTTGAATTGTCCACTTCAACAATTGAGGCATCTCAAATGTGTATTTTTTCGGTGGCTGTCGCAAATATGTAAATTCAATTCCCATATGCTCAACTTATTTTATACGGCTTCCGTTATGGTTCATGCTAAGAAACCACACGCTCAACACATTTACTGTCATCGAAATAGCATAAATTCTTTTGAGCTTCTTCGAGAGTTGAGAAGCTATCAGTACAAGCAGCCCCACAACTTGAATTAATCCAAGCATCAACCCACCACCATCGGAATAAAAAATGTTTTTGCTGTATCACATACGATTTTCTTCCGTCCACATTTGTTCGTTCAATAATTCTACATTTTGCCATGATATTTTTATTTTTTAGATTGTCATAATTTTTCCTCGATGATTTCATAGCTTTTGTTTGATTTTAAAACATTAGTATTTATAAGATTGTTGTATTTTAGAACATCTTCTAAATTTATTATTGTATTGTTAATTAAAGAATAATTTATTTTATTTTTAAATTCTAAAATATTTTTTTCAATTTTAGTATTTTTTTCATTTAAAATTGTTATTTTCTCTTTATACTGATTTAATAATAATGCATAAGTGGAATAAATTTTTTGATAATTATCAATTTTTTTTATAGCATAAATAGCTGTAGCATGGTCTAAGTTAAAATATTCCGCTAATTGTCTATAAGATAATATTCTATTAGCAAAATAATCAGATAAATATATTATTATATGCTTTGCTTCAGTAATCTTTCTATTTCTTGATTTAGTATGTAATGTCTCAGGAGAAATATTTTTATCCTCGCAGACTATAACTTCAATATTTCGCATTAAATCCATATCACATAAAATTAATGAGTTGTTTTTCAATCTCTTCATTCGTAATGCCGATGTCTTCAATAATCTTGTCCAGCACTCGGGAGTATAGTTCTTCAAAACGATCCTGGCTCATACTGGAAAAACTAATGCTTTCGGCATCGTAGAATAGTCCTTTCGGTGTTTTATAGATTTTAAAATACCCGGCTTTGATAATAATATACTTCCGGTAAGTCTCGAACGGCATATCCAAAGAGGTATTCGCCCAACCCACGTTGAGGAGGGTAAAGAATTTCCGGTGAAATCCTATATTACGGGGGGTGCGCACCTCAACCTCATATTCGACGCCGAGTTTAAGTTTTTTCTTTTCCTCGTAGTCTGCCGGGTAGAGTGGCACCAGCCCCGTAATAGTATTTTGACAATAGAGTTTCATAATTAGAATACTGGCTCTTCTTCTTTCTTTGTATTTGATTTAAGGAGCTCTATCTGCTTTCCAATTATCTCCGTAGCCCAGTGCGGATCGCCTTTTTGATCTTTCCAAGTCCGGGTAACTATCTTGCCCTGAACAAAGACCAGGTCACCCTTGTTAACGGCCTTTGAAATGAACTCCACAGACTGGAAGAATACAACATTATGCCATTCTGTTTCGGTGACATTTTCTCCGGCTTTGTTTTTGTAGTATTCATTGGTCGCCAGCGAGAATTTAGCCACCGGCTTTTCGGTAATGATTTTGGGCTGATCGCCCACCCTGCCTACTAAGATTACGTAATTCATAATTTCACTTTTTAATAGTTAATTTAACATATCCTTTTCTTTGACTGACTTTTTCATATTGTTTTGCGACCTCCGGCATCTCCTCTTTTAGTTTTTTGGTGTCGATAGATATACTTTCCGAAGGCAGCACCCGGGTAATAATGAGGTCGTCAGTCTCGATTTTCTTTAAATCCTTCTCTTCCATCTTGTCATATATCTGTCGGAAAAGTTCTTCGCGCAGATCGGTAAAATGTTTAAGTTCTGCTTCTATTTCAATGATAGTACTTTCAAGTTGCTTCAATTGAACAAGGGGAAGATCAGTTTTTATCAGAGAAGATTTTTTCTCAAGATAATTTTCTCCCGCAATGTCGCATGCGAGTAATTCAAGAACTTCTTCTTCTGACTTTTTTTCAACGGGCTTAACATCCATTTTATCGCCTCTTAAATGCACGGCATAATAGTTCTTTGGTTCAAATCCATTCTGGCATTTAAAAAGATATGCCGAAATAGATAACTGCCAGCTGACATATTCTTTATCAAGCACTGCTGTTGTTTTGAAATCATAAAGGTTAAATTCTTTATCCACAAAATCTATCATTGTGGCATAATTCTCTCCATCACTGACAAGGTATTCTGATGCAGCGCAAGTGTCAGGATTAAATTCTTTTATTGCTTCTCGAGCTTCCGATGTTTTTGGGCTAAATCCTAAAGTGATAAAATCATTAATTTCCCGATGAACAAGACTTCCATGGTCGGCTGCTCTGTTTAATATCTCCCTGGGAATGCCATCATATTTCCCTGCGAATAATTGCCGTGTAAGAAGACCGGTAACTCCGAGAAGTTCTTTTCCTTCGGGAGTTAAATACTTATGTTCTTCAGGATCAAACTGAATAAGACTATATTTTAATTTCATAATAATTGATTTTTACGTTGTTTTACAATTTCTTTATATTCTTGACGAGTTTTGTCATTCCATCCATTCCAGAGCTCTTGTAGGTCGGCTACTGTCTTACAGTCTTCTATTTGTTTTAGAATGTCTTCTTTTGGCTTTTCAGGGACTTGGGCGTCGGGGTCTCTTGTATCATCAATGCAGAATAGCCCATTAAGAGCATATTTCCGGGCATACGAAGAAGCAGCCCCTGTTATCTGCGCAGCATCCATACCTTTCTTCTGTGCCTCTTCCCGGGCAAGGGCAGACACAGTTATAGACTTGCCTTCTAAATTAGTTAATGTAGCATTTGCTTTTACATAGTAACGTTCACCGATAAGAATTATCTCATCAGTGAGAGTTAAAATGCAAGCTTGTTCAAATAAAAGAGGTTTAACAGCCTCCAGGATATCTTCGGCAGACCGATAATTAAATCCGCCGAATTCATTTCTGTGAGCTTTTGGAGCTCGCAGATTTTTCTGAATTTCAATTAATTCTTTCATAATAGATTTGTTAATTTGATTATATTTTCTACTGTTTCGTTATTCACCTCCATGTATCTTTGGAATAATTCCATAGATTTCCGGAGAGTTTTGACCTCCTCTTCAAGTTCTACAACTCTCTGAGTGAGTGATTTTTCTTCTGGGTCAAAATATACCCCGTAACTTTCAAGTTCTTTCTCCTGAATAATAGATGCAGGAGTGAGTTCGTTAATAATTTTTTTTCATATCTTTATAATTTAGATTTAACAATATAAAAATCTTTGTGGTTTTTATACCAGCATCGCCGGCATATCCACGTTTCTTTACTGGTCTTGATGAAATCTGCTTCACCAGCATAGCACCGGGGGCACTCGTAAATACTATCCTCAGTTAACTCCAGCCTGTCGGGGAAATATAAAATACTATTCATATCATAAGATCATTAATTGTTTTTCCAAATCTTTCCGACAGGTATTTCAATACCTCAGCAGGTGTATCATAAGTTCCCGCAGTCCATCTTTGGATCATATTTTGAGCTGTGTGCTCATTTTTATATAACCCTAATTTTACTATCTCTCTGGCTATCTCTCTCTGGGTGATGTACTCACCCGTGTCGAGATAGTGTCGGAATAAGATTTTTTTAAGGTTTAATTTCATTTTCATATTTTGTGAAATGTTTTCCGTCAACTATTCTTCTTCTTCTATTCCTGGCAGGCAGTCTCCTTGCGAATTAAATATCTTCCCTTCTTCAACATAGAACGTTCCTTCCGTGAGTTTATCCGGAATATTTTGAACGACGGTCAATATAATCTGAATATTGTTTTCGATTGCCCATTTGTCAAGTGCTTGACGGCTATCCTCGTCGAGTGTTTCCCCGTTATCAAGGAAAATAGCTTTGAGTGAAGGTTGCATGGCAGCACATATAGAAAGTGCTATCTTCCAGCCGAGCGATCTTGCCCAGTTCTCACAAAAAATATCTTTATAGAACAGCCCATATTCATTCTCTTTGAGTTCTCGAATTTCCAGCCCCTCAACCGGCATTTTAACTGCTTTAAGTTTTTTAACCTTTGCTTCCCGGAGTTTTTTTATTTCTTCATTCAAATTATCATACTCTGTCTGCTTTTGATTTTTCTTTTTCCTCCATTCGATAAAGTTCGAATAGAGCTGTGCTTTTCTATTTATATCATTTGCCTGGCTTATTTTGCTGTCAATTTCTGCCGTATCTTTGAATTCCGGCAGAGGCAATAAAGAAATTACATCTTCTATCGCCTTTTTTATTCCTGCCAGACCCGTTTTGATGACCGGCTTATCATTATTGTCGTATTTATACTCAATATCCTTCAATATTGATTTGAAAAAGTTTATATCGAATTGTTTTTGTTTTTCTTTTTCGTTGTAGTCGAGTATATCCTGTCTTTCAGCAAGCAAAAAGACTATATCAACTGAATCAACCTTTTCAGGCATCTCAATTTCTCCGAGACTTTTCAGTTCTCGTCCGACAAAAAGCCGTTCGTTTTCCTTTTCTGCAATTTTCCTATTTTCTTCGGAGAAATCAAGATTAAGTATTTCCATTAAAAATTTCAGTTTTTCTTCAGGTTTTTTGTCGAGGAAAACCTGTGGCCGAAAAGTCAGTTTGTTTATCAGGGCATTGAGAAAGTCCTGTGGTTTTTGCGGGCGAAATCCGGACTTTGTCATTATTTCGAGCCGGTTTGTTTTGGTTGTGATAACCCTTTTTATAATGAAGTCATCCAATTCGCCGATTATCACGGCTTTTTCTTTACCATGAGTAATAATGTCCTCGGGTGATCGTTTAAATCCTTCAAAAAGGATTTCAATAGCATCAATTACGGTACTTTTGCCCATTGCATTTTTACCAACTATCTGGGTAAGCCCAGAAGGTTTAAATTTCAGATAGGCGGCTTTAATGAGCCTCAGACCCTCGATCTGAAGCCCAATTAATTTGTAATTTTTTTCCATTTTCATTACTTTTTATTTACGCTCCCATTTTACAGGTCGGGAGCTTCGCCCTTTATTTACTTCTTATATATTCATCAATAATTGGTCTCCATTTTTTCATGGCTTTTATTTTTTATTGTTCAATAGTGTAAAGATACAACACATATTTGTATTCACCAAATTATTTATGTTAAAATTTTTGGTTAAAATGTTAAAAATGTGTTAAAATTTGAGTTGAAGTGTTAAAATTAGCACTTTTATGTACTTTTAAAAAACTAAGAGCTTCTGTTTTTGAAAAAAATTTTCCTAATATAACAGGATTATCTGAAAAGGGCATAAATATTAAAATCCATACACATGGGACATTCATAAGAGCTTTCAGGGGTTAGCTCCAACCTGTCGGGAGTATAGATGACGCTATTCATACCAATAATTGGTTTATAGTTTTATCAAATTTTCCCGACAAAAACTTTAACACTTCTATCGGCGGGTCAGCCTTTCCGGTGATCCACCGTTGCAGCATATTCTGGGCCGAATGCTCGGAGGCATACAGCCCTAATTTCACTATCTCCCGGGCGATCTGAGCCTGGGTGATATACTCGCCGGTATGCAAATAATGCTGGGCGAGAATCTTCCTTAGATTAAGTTTCATAATTCTTCAAATATTGGTTTTATTCACACGAGTTACGCCTTCAAATACTCCCCTTTCAGCGGAATATGTAACGTCCATACCTTCCGGAACTTCTATGAAATCCTCGGGGTTGTCGCCCACGAGACGGCAGAATTCACTCCACTCGAAGGACATCCAATTTTTGATGCCATGATCGACACCGTCTGCAACTAATCTTTCCCAGCACGGGACAATGCAAACTTTCCCGTCTTTTCTTATTAGTGTTTTCATTGTCTTCATTTTTAATTTTTGCCTACTCTCTTATGGGTTTTCGGCTTCCCCCTCTAATCTTTTTATTTAAAATCTGATTTTTATTCAACTTCCCATGCTTCGGAAAATTCTTCTTCAGCGAATAGCTCGGCGAGGCCTGTTATTTGTTTAAGCCTTAAAACTTCATCGGCGTCCATACCAAGCTCTTTCGCTATTCTTTCATCGCTCCAATTTCGACGTGATAATTCAACAACAATGTCGCTCATAGCTTGTATTTGATGTTTCCCTCTTGCTCTATTGTGTCTTATGGTAGATGCGATACGATCACATCTATCTGTTCGGTTTTCGTTTATAATAACAACTGGCAGGTGAGTTAAGCCTAATTTTTTGCCCACTAAATGCCGATGGAACCCGTCAACAACCTCATAACCATATTCAACCTCCCATACAACTATTGGCTGAGTAAAACCATCTTCTTTAATGGACAATTCTAATAACTTCATTTCAGGTGGTGCCACTTTATTGGGATTATAATCATTCCCAAATACTTTTTCAGTCGGCACCCATTTGACAAAAGAAACCGGATGATTTTTAGTCCAATTTAGAACATCATTTTCCATTGCTGCCTCCTTTTTTTCATGATTTTTAAATATCTTTCATATGCTTCTGCTTTAGTTTGTGTAAAAGAAAGTCCTTTGCACCAATAATCGTTCCTTAATAATGCTTTACATATTCTTCTCCATGATGGCGTTTTTTTATGGGCCTCTTCATCTATAGAGGCTTCATCGGGTATTCCGTTTGGATAACCTCTTTCTTCCCACCATTTAAGAAATACAGAAATTTTATTTTCAAAATGGACTTTAGTTTTCATAGGCATTGATTCCAATAATAATTTGGCGAAAGATTGCCATGTAGACCCTTCTGGTTTAAATATTTTTATCATCCCATTAATATTTCCATGCTCTCCATTAAATAAAGCCCCGCTATTAGCACCATTTACTCTTGCAACCACCCTTCCCCATGTTTCTGGTTCTATAATATGGAACAACCATAGGCCTCGCCTTTGATCATCACCATAAGGTTGACAAATTCTTTGCAAATGGATAGATACTCCGGCTTTATGCATTAAATCATAAAGTTTATTATATGGTTTATAAAACTTCCCATGATATCGCCATATATCTTGTGTTTTCCAATCGTAAATTGGGTATACATTATAAACATATCCACCGCCCCATGTAGTCCATTGTTTATTTTCAAATTTTGATTTTTCAGCGGCTATCGTCCTATAACGATTCAGGCTCTCATCTGAACGAATCCCGACAAAACAAGCAGTTAGTTTCCCATTGGAATACCATTCCCCAAACTTGGGCACAAATTCCTCAAATTCCATTCCTCTATAAAAAAAAGGGAAATCCTCATTTTGTTTTGCGATTGCTGGCATTGGCCTGATCCATTTATCAGTTTTTGTTCTATCCCATGCAATCCATTTAGGTTCAAATACCGAAACTGCATTTCTCAATGCTATCTCGAGACAACACCAGAAAGGTTCGATATTGTCTTTATAAAGATTAAATATATTTGCTATGTGATCAATTGTTAATTTATATTGACCTTCAAGATCAATAAATAGAACACCAATCTTTCTGTTCCGTTTCATCGCCTCTTCCATGACTAAATGAAGCATGACAGTACTGTCTTTCCCCCCAGAGAAAGAAACATATATTTTAGGGAAATTATCAAATACATATTTAATCCTCTGTTTTGCCGCAGAAAGGACATCTATTCCTAATGATTTTTTAGCCATTGATCTACTTCTTCTTTAGTTAATATTTTAATATTACCTTTTTCATCAACGGTACAAAAATATCGATGATGATTTTTCCAGGAATAGGGTTCTTTTACATCATAAATTTTACCCTCCTCAAGAATATAATATGCATATACACCCCGACTGCCCTTACTATTGGCATTCTTATAATCTTTTTGAAATCCCAGAAATTTTCTTTCATATTTATATTTAGGATGAAAACCTATGATTTCGGCAACAAAATAAGAATGGGACATTTTCCCAAAAGTGGATTCTGCGATATTCTTACCACATAGTTGAGATGTTACATTTTTCCAATGTCTAAGAGTTTGATCAACATCGTCTCCAATACATTCTAATTTTAATGTAGCTTTCATGCCAAGAATATTTTATCACCTTTTAATTCTTCTGCTTCTGTCAGCCAGTAATTATCGCTGTAATATTTTTGCCAGGTAGCGCCCAATGGCGGACAATTAAGCTTTTCTCCAATCTCTAATCTCTCATATCGATAATATTTAGGCCGTTTAAAAGATATTGAAATATTTTTTTTGCCTGTGAAAAAATCATCTTCAAATAAAATATCTTTTAGGATGCTTTTCAAACTATTCAATCCCTTTTTTATGTATATATTTTTGAGAATGAAAAATGGATTATCTATTTTTAATTTGTCAGCATAATAAACTTTATTTAATTCTTTTATCTTCTCTTGATATTCTTCAAATGTTGGTTGGTAGTCCTTGCCAAAAAATTCAGATTCTCGCCCTTCATCAATATGCATATATCCAAAAAATGCATGATCATAATATATCCGGCTTCCTTGAAATGGCATATTCAAATAAATTTCATTTCCGCAAACAATAATGGCAGTTATGCCATTATTAAAAATTACCGGTATCGAAATAGTTTTCATTGCGATTTGTTTTTTCGTTGCTTTCATAGCTGTATGTTTTAATTATTGATGTAATGATACAACATATATATGTATTAAAACAATGATTTTTATCATGTTTTTAAAATTTTTTGCATTTTTTTTAAAAAAAGTTGATTTTAAATATTAACCCCGTTTTGTTTGATTTTAGCCATTTTTACCTTTCAGTAGTCAAAAACTATTACTTGCCTGTAAAAATTAATCCTGCGTGTTCCTATAAAGTCGTAGGGGCTGCTTAGCTTATAGAAATAAAAAAGCCCCACCCGAACGGGCAGGGCCAGCCATGAAAACACCAGGCATTAACGCCTCTCCACCCGAACCACCCTCTCAATTGTATCTCCACAATCACTAACTGTCTTATGCTCTATCTCATTGCGGGAGTAGAATTTCAGAAATAAGAATCTCCCCTTCAATTTTCGGAAGTAATAATCAGTTGTCTTATTCTGGTAAACAAAATCGGTCCTGTTAACGGCAAGACTATCGCCAAATAATTTCGCCTCCCCCTGCCATAAGAAACATGGGCCGTTGTCTTTAATCTCCCAGTGGTCTTTCCCCGTAATTTTCACCGGCACTATAATTGTATCGTGTATTTCCTGGGTGATGGTCCTCTCAATTATCTGCGTTACAGTCTTAGGCCTAATTTTCAACTCCCGAAGTGTTTTCTTAAGAGAATCGCCCAATATCCTCAGAAATTCATCCTTAGTATAAATTAACTCTGTCTGCCGGCGATTTTCAGAAAATAGCTGGAGATTATTTTCAAATAGCCTCTCTCTGTCTATCTTCTCCCGGATGTATAACTTATGCAGACGACTATTCTGCCAGGCAAGCAGGGCAAGCAAAACAAGCAATGCCCCGATCAGGTAAATAAATATCTTCTTCATGCTTCCTCTGCGGTAAATTTCGTCATACCCTTGAACAGAGCTATTAACAGGGATGATATCGCAGCACCCCAAAGAGAGAACTCCGCCGATACCGGCTGAAGGGTGACAAAGAAAATGTTGATTGCCGGCAGTACCGTGTAGAGAAGATAATCAGCCACTCTTTTCCATTTGCGGTCAGAAGGCTTGTTCAGATTTTCAATGCTTAGTTTCATAGTTCTATGGATTAAATAATGTTATTTTCTCAAGTGTTGGCACTGGCGCTATATCCAAATGCACCCAATTTACTCCTGCCTCTAATCTTATTGGCACAGGAAGTATTTCCTTATGCTTAATCAGCCATTGTCTTACCTCTTCGGCCACCATGCCCTCGACGTCAAAGTCAAATGCTATGCCCCGAACGTGCGGGGTGCAATAGACTATTCCTGCAGTCGTTTTATCCTTTACGAGCTGACATTGATTGCATCGTAGGCCTCGCTGGGTGAACTCCCCGCCCCACTTCCAGTTATTAATTATCATACGCTTATTAAGCCTTCGGCGGATAATGTCTATTGTCCTCAATGCCCGATCGTCAAAGAAGCTCCAGCTGTTATAACCCCACTTGTCAAACACATGTTTGCAGACAAGCTCTTCAAGTGCGAAATTTTCCGGTAGATAAAACATATTATTTCTTATTAATTGTATCCTTTTTTATCACCACGCCCCGTGTCACAGGCACAATGGGCGTCTCCTTAAACTTGTATTCCAAATACCGCTCCTGCATCCGCTGAAAGTTATCCAGCATCTCAATTCTTTGTTCAGTTCGTTCATACTTCTTGTTTATGCTTGCAAAACCAAAAAATACCCCTGATGCCATAGCCAGAAAAGCAATGACTACTCCAATAGTCTTGAGGTTCTTTTCTCTGTCATTGTCCTGTGCGTCATGAATGGCTTGATGACCTGAAGACCATTTATTAACTTCAGCAAGGCAATCATTTGTTTTGGAGATACTTTCTTTTATCTCCTTAACGTCATCTTTGAGCCCTTGTATCTCGGTAAAAAGTACATTGGAAAATGACTTTGTCATCTTGTCCACATACTCTTCAATTATTTTCCTATCCTCATTTGTCATTGCTGCAATCTTTTAACATCCAACATATTAATGCTATTGCTATGAGCAACCATAAAATTATATGTAACGTCAATGCCCCATTTTAATAAAGTTCAAAAGTTAAACTTGGTTCGGGTTCAATCTCAAATTCTAATGAATTAGTCTCCAAATTAAACTCTAAATTCTCAAGATCAATATAATCCGTTTTCTTTAACGTTACAGTAACACCATCTACTTCTATACCCTCATTATCTTTAACTTTCACAATATAATCCCCCGCCGCCAATCCGGTAAACTCTCCCGATGCCTGCCATGTTGCACCATCATCAATACTGTACTGATATGGAGCTACTCCGCCAGATGCCTGAACGGTTATTGTGCCATTGTTTGACTGAGTTGGATGAGTAAATGATAGAGAGGAAATAATTAATTTCTCAATTAACATAACTAATGATAACGAAGTTGCTACTTCCGGTGATATGTATGTAGTAATGCTTTGATAACCACTTTTTGAATAAACCAATTTATAAGGATAAAAAAACTCTTTGGTGTAATATGCATCCCCATCTCCATCTCCTGTTGGTACTATTTTCATTATCAGCAAATATTCAAGAGACTGCAAACCGTCACTGTCAGTATTCTTATCAAAAATTAATTGATTATTCTTATTGTAGCACTTAACGTTTACTCCGCTAATAGGATTTCCTGCTTTATCTTTTACATAGGTTGTTATGCTATTATAAAATTCAAAGCCCTGACATCCCGAATAAGCACGAAAAGAAAATACAAGTGCATTATAAGAATTAAATTTTGTTCCTATAAATTTACAATCATAAAACTTGGATGGTGGATAATTGATTCCTTGATATCCATCCATACGAATACAATAACTTTGAGAATTATTACTGAAATCAAATGTTCCCCTGTAAAATGTTTGGGCACCATTACGAGGATAATAAGTTAAAGGTATATTACAATTATAATATGATTCATAGATGTCTATATCATTCCACGTACGACACGTTAATGTGAAATTAGTAACTTTTTGATAACTATAATTAGTATTAGTTTGTCTTACCGAAAAAAACTCATTACCAACGGCCTTATCCAAATCAAAAAACCATTCTGCACCAAAAAATAAATAAGACATTTCATCATACTTCGCTAAAAATTTGTTACCATAAAAATAAATCCCATATAATTTATTTACATATCCCATCAGGCTGATATTACAACCGCCAGCAGTAATCCCATTCCCGATAATACCAAATTGCAGAGTAAATGATGAACTTAGATTTCGTATAGTTCCAAACAAAAGATAAAATGTTATTCCTGAAATGGTAAGCGACCCCGTTGTTCCGCTTGTGATATAAATGCCGCCAGCAAAGAAAAAATATTGAGACGGGTCATAGAAAACATTATCTGGTAATATTGCCTTTATCTGATTATAAACGCTTTGCAATGTTTCGCTGCCTGATATATTAATCACAGGAATACCAATATCTCTGTTTGTGAATAAGGACGGTATTGTGCGATTATATCCAATTAAATCAAATTCATAACCCGTTGTTTCAGTGCTAATCAAATAAGACGTTGTTGAAATAAAATCACTTTTTGCCTTTGCCAGGTAATTCCCCGAAACTTTTGTCAGATAAATAGTATATCTTGATGCCCCGGGAACAGCATCCCAAGATATTAATGCACTTTTATTTGTAAAATCGGTTGTAAAACTTATTTCAACGCTTGGAGGTGAAATTATTTCGTTCTCTCTAATAAGATGATCGGTAAAATTCCTTGCCACAACCTTAACATAATAGGTTGTTGATGCAAGCAAACTCCCCCCTGATTGAAGTGTCGCCTGAACATTTGTAGGCCTGCTTAATTGATTAATAGTTACAGCCATTACATATTATCTATTAATCCCTGAATATATTCCTTCCTTCTTAATGCATCAAAATAAGGATGCACTGTTTTCCCCCATTCAATTAATTCTTTATCATCCGGCTTCGTCATCCCTTCAAGCTCTGCCTCCGCCTGTGCAAGTTGCTCCTGTAACTTCTCCACCTCGCTCTTTTCTTTTGGTACGAGCTTCCACTCCATATTCACAGGTGCTGCCTCCAGAAGTATTTTCCCTTCCGGGATTTTAAATGTTCCAGATATTATCTTGTCTGCCATTAGCTTGTGCTTTTAGTTACTATATCCACAAATTCAATATAAAAAGTTTCTGTATTTTTCTGCAAGACTCCCGATTGATACAATCTGAAATCCGCTTTATATCTTCCCAAATCCACAGTTGTATCATTTGCTGATAATGACAATATAGTAATACCATTCACGGGGTCACTATGTGAAGTTATTGTCTTTTTGATTATTGCTGCATCATCATTGTCTGCTTTATCAGTTAATAATTTAACGGCGAATATTACAGTTACTCCTATAAGGTTAAATGCAACTCCATCTTTCTTAAAAGCTATAGTTGCTGAATATGGATTTTTGCGCTGTATTTCAATTGTTGTTGCCATTTTATTTCATCTTTTTTAAATTTTATTCTCCAGCATTCCCATTAGCCCAATCCAATTTAATGGATGTTTCAGATAATCTCCTTAAAACCAAGTTAGAGGGTGTTCTTGTTGACCAATAATTAGTCCAGTTCACCCCGCTGCGGGCTTTGATATGATTCCATGATATCCATTCATCTGCTCTCATAGCTGTTTATTTTAAGATTTCAATTAAGTCAATATTTGCCAAACACTCCCGAACGTTAAACTCCTCTCTTAATGCCACGAATTTCCGAGGGAATCCCACAAACTCCAAATCAATGATGTTATCTTGCGGGTCAAGGTCAATCCTTATGCCGGTAATTGTGTTGTCTTTCCAGTCTGTACCCCCGCTTGTCAGATTCCACATATCGGCAATACATAAGTGCCATTGACCATCTGAAATAAACGCATCCAACGCCTTATAATAACTTGAATGATAACTATGTCCTGCGGTCTTATAAAATACAGTTCTCCCTTCACCGGTAATGACATTAGAATTAACCCGATATTTAATTATCAACCATCGATATTTTAAACCACTGAATGATATATCACGATATATCTGCGGGTCGCTGCCTGATGATGTCTTCCGAACATATAACAAACTATTTTCTTCGTTAAGTGACAATGTGCAATTATAAGTACTCCATGCACTTATATTTTTGATCGGTGTAAATTGCTCATCAACATTCAAAATATCCAGCCAGCAATTCAGATGCCGGTATTGATAACCTTCCCCTTCTCTTATTCTAACAGGCAAGTTCATAATTTTCTGCGCCGGCAGGGCATACTGTGTTTTTAACTCATCAGCGAGATATTCATTTATCTCTTTATAAGTTGTAGGATCATAACGATCATTCCATGATTCAGTTTCTGAGTAAGAAAAATATGCCAACTTTGTCAGAGTATTGCAGGTAATATTAGCTAATCCGCTACTGCCACTAAGCACTATCTTATCTATTCTTGCTGTACCGGCAGCATAATTCTGCAGGTGAGTATAATCACCCGCAAGATCGCCGGAGATATTCGAGAATGAAGGCTGTTCGGTAAATTCCGCAGCCGGATAAGTCGTAAAGACAACGTTATTAGTGCCTCCGGTCAGCTGCACGCCGGCAGCGAGATAATCCGATAAATAAGCTGTGATGAAATTATTAATTGTTGTTTCGATGTCTGTATCAAATGTCATCGTCCTAGTAACTCCGTTGCAGGTGATTTCTCCACTTCCGCTACTGCCGGATATCTCCAGCTGTGCCTCTTCCGGTGTAGCTGGTACATTTGCCTGAACAGTCGAGGGAGTACCTGTAAGATTACCACTGACATTAACTATCGTTGTTGAGCCTGAAAAATCCTGTCCCGGGACAGCGGAAGTGAAATAAATAGTATCTGTCTCCGTGCCTGTGCCCTGAGAGATAATAACATCTCCAGCCAAATAATCCGATGCGTAATTAACCACAAATTTCTCCGCTACATCCGCAAGTGTCTGATTTCTTACCAGCTGCCCCTGAAATTGTTCAATAATATTATATAATTCTGAATCAGTAATATCTCCCAGAATAGTGTCTATCTCGATTTTTCTTCCCTCGATGCTATTTGTTTTCTCAATAGTCTTTTCTGCAATGTTTTCAGCTTCTTCTTTATATTTAATATCATAGTATTTATTTTTCAGTCTAAGATTAATTACGGCATCCCCGGGGGTTGCTTCTATTCTCTGCCACAGGCTTCTCACCCCTTTGCGGTAAGCCATCTTATAAGATGTGGCATATATTTTCAGGTTGCGGTAACAAGCATAAACTGAAGTATTTACATTATACACGCTTCCGGTATAAGTATAAGCACCATATAGATTAATATATAATTGGATTTTGGGATATATACTCGGAACAACTCTTCTGAATTTCTGCCATCCGGAAAATCCTTTATTGATATTGATAAGTCCCGAATAGATAGTACCGAAATATCCCCATGCGTAATTTTCTGTGTTTGCAACAAACAATCCTAAAGTAGTATCTTTAAGGGTTATCCCTATTCTCCCGCAGGCATTGCCAATTAATGAAGATGTCGGATTATATATTGCATATTCAAATTCAAAAACAACATACTCCCCGGGGTTACCGGAAGTATAATCGCCGAATAACTGATATAATCCTGTCACATGATCCGCCGTACTTTTTATCGCCATCCCCTGATCCTCTTCCGGCATTAACTCGCTCATGTGCACAACATTGGCAGCCGTGCCTGTCCTTGTCCAGTAGTCCAGCGTCTTGTTATCAGCATCCCAACTACTTGCTGGCATATCATAGTTATCTATCCAGCTCTCTCTATTTCCGTAATTGAAATTAACTTTGATATTCTTCGCCGGTTGCTCAAATGTTAATACCCCGCCATCTGTTGAGTGCAGATTGGAATCAAGATCAGCTCTATCAATAAATACTTCCGGAGTTATAGATGTACTCGTCTTTGTTGTCTCCCCGGTAAATGTCCTGCCATAAACTGTTTCATTGATTAACTCTGCAGGCCGATAAAATGTCATCTCACCCAAAGATTGAACAAGGGCTGCATTAAGGATTTTCAGAATCTCTGAGAGTACATAATAACAATCTTTCCCCGCGAATACATCCACATTAATCAGTGTCTGGTCGAACATTGAATCTTCTGTATTCTGATTCATATAACGCTCGTAGAGATTGATATATTCTGTAAATGAGGTATAGCCTATCTTCCCCAGGATGTCCAGAACAATCTTACTTATTCTTTTATGCCCGTTGTATGGAGTGCCGTTATCATCGTAGGCTAATTCTTTCAGGTAAGGCAGGGCATCTGTGGCTTTTACCTGTACGAAATACGGGAAATCATCATAAGGCTCCTGATAATCATTCATTACATAACCCAGAAAATAGAGGCTGCTGTTTTTCGTGATATACACTCTACAATAGAGATTACCCGATGAATAGAGTTCCAAAAATCTGAAATGCTGTTTACACTCTATCGAGATTATGGCTGTCTTTGTGGCGATATGATTTAGTTGTTCATTATTAACATTCTTTTGAATAACAAGAGGCTCCCCGCCTAATTTTATATCATAAGTGCTGCCGGAGTAACCATCAAACTGAAATTCAACATCCCAGTCATTCCCCTGATTGTCCTTAAATTCTCCCTTATATTTTGTCGCCCAACTCATACGCCTCTGTAATTTACTCCAAGATTTCTTTCCAGAGCCAATACGATGTCTGTGCCTTTTATCTTCCCGACTATCTCTATAGTCTGCCTACCACCGATAAGTCTCTGCAGTCTGTCCAGCGGGGCCACCACCTCCGGATTTGTTCTAGCCCCAGCATATTCTCCTATCAGCGCTGAAGTAGGACCATAAACTATGCCACCCTCTGCCATCTTTCTCTTCTTGCCCAGCGATGACATTACCCCGAGCATCATTGTAATGCCCCCGATAGCTGCCAGTACTCCGGCAACACCTTTCCATCCCTCTCCGGCAAAGATATGAGCTGCTGCCAGAGCCTCAAGCACTGGAATAGTCGCAAGGGCTGTCTTTGATATAACATTCATTGCTTCGCCAAAATCCACCTCACTATCTGCCATAACATTATTAATGACATCACCGACATTTGCGATGCTATCAGCTATTGACATAGTTATACTGCCAAACCTCTGTGCTGCGTCACTCCAGAAATCAACAAAGACCCTTGCATTTTCTTTCATCGGCACAAGTGCTGTACTGACTGCAGGAACAGGCATCGTCATATTACCCCCTGTAATCATAGGTGCTGCAAGCGGTAGAGAAGGAATCTCATTTGTTGCCGTTGCTACTGCTTCGGTCTTTTGTCCTAAAAAATCAAGGGCATCTCCGTACCGGTCGGCAAGATTAAGCTGTCTTTGTAATGCTATCTGTGCGTCAAGGTATGCCTGTGAATACGAAACAATTTTATCCCGATGCTTATCTGTGAGGTCATTTATTGGTTTCCATACTGCTGCATATTTTCGCATCTCTTCCGGTAACTTGGCCGTTTCTTCAGCTATTTCTCCCGTTATCTGTTTTACCCATTCAGCATTGGGAGTAAGCATCTTGTTATACTTGATGTTTAATTCAATAATTTTATTGAATGCATCCTGTTGTTCTTTAGAATAATTTGCATAGTTTAAAACATATTCCTGAACAAGTTTTGCATCATCTTGTGTGAGCTTATATTTTTTCTGCAGAAATCCAAGTTCTGCGCCAATACCCTCCTCGGCTAATTGCCTATGTAATGCAAGTTCCCCATCTACTGCTTTTCGGAGCTTCTCTTCAGCCGCCAGTCTTTCATCCGTTGTCAGTTTTACCCTTCTTAATATTCCCCTTGCTTCTTCTATTTGCAGCTGATATTCTTTCGACAGGTAATTAACTGACCTCTGCCTGTCTTGTAAGTCATCAAGAATTGCTGCATACTCTTTAGCAGCCAGATAAGCATCCTTTAGAGAGACGCTGAAATCCATTGTCGCAAGACTCTGGGCCGTGGTCAGGGCTACTGATTTAATGCCTTCAATGGTAAGAGCAAGTTTATCCCCTGATGATTGGGTTGTGTCGAATATCTTCTTAATGGTCGTGGCAATCCCCGCTACGGCACCGGCAGAGAATAATCCTGTCAGCACTTTAGATACTCCACCCATTGTGCCAGCGAATTTCTGCACAGAGCCATGAGCTTCTTTAAGTCCTTTGTCGAACTCTTTAGTGTCAAGCCCCAGTTGCGCTTTCAGTTTTCCCTCTTCTGCCATATCACTTTGTCCATTAAGTCATTCATCGCATCCCATTCTTCCCGTGTCATCAGCCTGCTTTCCCTTACCTTGTCCGTAATCAGTGGCATGATGTCTTCTCCTCTTATCGTTGTTGAGCCATCCTTTCGGTGGACATTAACAAGCAGTGCCATGATTTCCCTCTGTAAGATAAGCTGCCTTGCCATTCTGCGCTCGTAGCCTTCTATCATCACATCCAATTCCTCCCATGACAGGCACCAGAACACATCCGGCAAGATGCCTATTTCTCCCAGCACATATCTTAATAATTCTCGCCATGTCAGTTCGGCTTTTTTTTTGCTTCTCCGGTAATCTTCCTGCCCAAGAATTTACTTTCCAGCATCGCCCTGGTGATCTCTTCCATCGTGCCCTCTTCCTCATTACAGAGTTCAATAAATTCCTCCATACTTGCCACCTCTGTATCTCTTCCTCCAATCTTACAGGCCGTGACATGGGCAAACCAGGCAAGCTGAAGCAATGCATACACATCCGGGGGAGAGATCATTTTTTCTCCTTCATACCTTCCGTATAGCCCCGTATCTGCTATCTGCGGCAAATCTACCCCACGGGCAAGACAGAAGAGGGCAGAGGCGTTAACCCCGAATTTCATCGGAAACATCCTGCCCCCTATTTTTACCTCTTTATATCCTGATAGTTCATTCATATTCTTTAGGATGACGGGACGGTTCCTTTAGTCAACGCACCTGAACCATTGAATACAGCGCTAATTGTAGCTATCTCGTCGGCATTGCCCTTCAGGGAGAATGATTTCAGTTTAGCTGCACCACTCCATACATGACCTCCACCTACTCCATCAATCTGGGCTATCTCCAGAGTAGTAATAGAAGTCTTGTTAATCATCAGGTCTATGATCTCCTCAGCCGTGTAAACACCGGAAGGATCATACAGAGCATCCACCGATATTGTCCATGACCTCCTACCATAGTCGTACTCTTCCCATCCTGCGCTATCCTTGTCGGCAATGGAGAGAAGATTAATGTCGCCATCAAAGGTAAAGCCTGTCGCTCCTGCTATTTTCACCCCATTGACGACTACACGTAATTTTGAACCATTTAATTTTGCCATTGTTACTCCTCCTCTATTTTTAAGGTTAATATAATCTTGTGTGTCACTATAAATCCTGTGTCTATCTGTTCAACTGCTGTTTTCCCCCTGCTAATAAGGGACTCAATAAGATCGTAATTAGTTATTGCTGTGGTAGAACTCAAAATCTCTTCCAGAACATCATCCGTGATACTATCCGCAGCACCGTAACTTGCCATTACGCCGGTATATTTTGTCACAGCAATTATTTCAGTCATTACATCGTATATATCGCAGTCTTTATTTCTGCTTACCGGCTCCCACTCTATGTCTCCCAGAAGTATATGCGGGTAAGTGGCAGATGTCGGCGGGATACTATACACCGGCACCGTAGCGCTGTTATAAGTGATCTTGCCATTCAACACGCTGTATAACCATGATCTTATGTCATTGCATGGGTTTTTCATTTGAATCCTATTTTATTAAGTAACTGTAACATGTATTTATTCACTCTCTCAACCACCGGAAAGAAATAATGCCTTGCGCGGATTTTTCTTCTCCATCTTCCGCCGCCAAATTCCTGCACAGCAGCATAATTAACATCTACCACCACCTGACTGCTTAACCTGTCAGAACTATAATTAGCATGGACACTTGCCCGCAAATTACCGGTTTTAACGGGAGTTTTCGGTGAAGCTTTAACAGTTGCCACAATAAGCTCCGAAGCACGGGTAATAATATTCTGGCAGGCACGTTTCTTTTTCTCATCCTGCTCATTAATCCACCTGCGAAATCTCACCATCTCGCCCTTTGGTAACATTATCCTCATGCTATCGCTCATTTGTACGCAAGTATTTTAATTTTGTCATCGTCTTTAACTATCGAGTAGATGTAGTAATCTTCACTATCATAAGTAATCTTGCAGTCTGCCGTGATTGAAATACTTGATTCATTGCGGATTGTAAATTCCACAGCCACAAAATATTTTATCCCCGCATAGACAAGCTCCCTGGAGAATGACAGTTCTTTTTTCTCTGCCCAGACATAAGCAAGTGAAGAATAACTCAGTGTCCCCCCACCCTGGCTGTCACTTGTGACCGAGGGACTCAATAGTTGAATATAGTATTTCTTCTTCCCTATCATAGCCAGAGTTTTATTCTGAAAGGATCTGCCAACTTTCTACTGTTATTATCCATCACCTGTCCTGCCACTTCTGTTATATCTTCCCGTCTTTCGTATTGTGTTGCAATTTCTTTCAGGACTGCTGTTTTCAATGCTTCCGGTAGTGCCGGGCAACCGGTGGCGCCATAACCAACCGTATATTCAACTTTTAAAAGCACCCCGTCACTTACCCATACGTTGCCAATCTTAATTTTTGTCCAGGGCGAATCAATCAGATAATAATCAGTGTTCAGGGTGAGTGTTGTTTCATCGCCTTCTATATCAATTATTTTAACTGATGCCACACTCTTTACCGGCTGAATTGGTAGGTCAAGAATATTACCCAACCCCGGCAGGTCAAATGTTGTATACAGAGTTTTTTCGGCAAGAGCCAGACCGGTATAATTCTCAATAGCCATCCTTGCCGATTTAATCAGCGAGGCTATCAATGTATCATCCTGCGTTCCCGAAATCTTGCAGAATAGCTTTGCTTCCGTCGAAGTCACCGGCTCTGTGACAACATCCGTTTTAACCCATGTCTTCATTTTACGATATTATCTTTTTTTAAACTCTTATACCTGCGTTCAACAAGCATCACCTCTTCTCCTTTTCTGTAATCTCCATAATCCTGTAATATTACTGTATGGACATAGCCATCTCTGAAGATCGGCACCGCTGTTTTGATTTCTTTCTTCTCCTTTACTGGAGTGATTTTCTTTTTTGTTGCCATGACTATAATTTTTTATTGATTGCTTTTAAAATAAATTCTTCCATTACCTGTAACTCTGCTTCTGTCTTTTTCTGTATCTCTTCAGCCCGCTCTTTGCACCGGTCGCTATAGGATTTATAATTTCCCTCAACCTCAAGAATCTTCTCCCGCCACTCCTGTACATCACCACGATCATTGACAAATACTCCTGCATAAGATAGTGACTCTTTAAGTCCCGGGGTATTATTGGCTACAACCGGTATGCCGTTAATCATTGCCTCAACAGCTGTACGGCCATAGCTCTCATATTCCGAGGGCATAATGAGTATTCTTGTTTTGCCGTATATCTTTTTAATATCCGGCGTGTTCTCCATATAAGTGATGTTTTGAATATTCTCGTCAATCACCTGATGGCCATATCCACCTTTAACACCCAGAAATTTCTTCTCCGGCAAAGCTCTGGCAATCTGTGGTAGGATATCTCCCCCTTTCGGAGCAAAGAGATTAATCAGGGTGATATATTCAGCTCTTGTTTTTCTTGTCAAAACCCTTTCCCTGTCCACCGGCGGGTGAACAATTATCGCAGGGTTGGGATATTTCAAAGCATCGCGGGTATATTCGGAGTTATAAATAACATATATCCATCTCTGATTCATTTCCCGCTTATGCTTCTCAGCTATACCAGCATACCGATGAGTATTATGTACAAGTAATATATAAGGTTTCCCGAAATATTCACATCTGTTTAATGCTTTGGCATAGCGGTCAAGGTGCGATATTACTATATCATGCGAGTTCAGTTCTTTAAGCATCTCATCCATGCCGATGTCGGGAACAACTCTTATGCCGGAAATCTCATAGGGCTTTAATCCAGTTATCGGGAGCATAACAGTAGCCTGATGACCTTTCTCTTTAAGATATTTTAACATATCATGCAGCATCCATTCTGCTCCAGCATTGTGATGAGGTGGGAAACCGTGTACCATTGCAAGTATTTTCATGACTTAGTGTATTTAGTTAGTAACATCTGTGCTCCGAATTTATCGGGGGAGCCATCCCGTAATATTTCAAATCCTTCAAAATCTTCTTTTGTCCATAACGACCTGTGTCTTTCATATTCATTGCCATAGACTGCATCCTGCGGGCAAAATATTGCCGGAGTGCCAACAAGCAAAATCCCTCCGATAAATAATATTGACTTCATCCGCCTGAGTAATTCTTCCCCCTCCTCTTTCCCGAAATGCTCGATAACATCCAGAAGTAATATGGCATCGTAAAGCCCGTCAAAGAAAACTTTCATGACATCATCAACAATCACCCTGTCGTAATGTTGCCAGTTGGGATTCTCATAACCTGAAAATGCTTCAACTCCTTCAATAAAAGTCTTTCTTCCATAGCCACTATCCAGCCACTCTCTAATCGCTGCTCCATAGATGCCAAAGCCAATACCAACGTCAAGCACCCTGCGGGGATTCTTCCTCACAAGCTCACTAACTACATCCGGCAATATTGCGAAACTTCCTATCGGCATATCTTAAATATTAAAAGGAGGCCCCGGCGTTACACCCCCATGCAATTAACCGGGGCTTTAAACTCCTCTAATCTGCTATGCGCTACCCTGAGCGAGTGCGGCAGCAAATGTTCCATAGATGAAAGCGTGCGGGCGATAAACTGCCAAAGCAATTCTCTCATGTCCACGCACAGTCACCATTCCTTTAATGAAGTTATCTTCATTCTGGTTGCTGAACTCGATAGTCAGCTGCCTGCGGTCAAAAATCTGAGCGCCACGCTTGAAGTCTCCAACAAGGAAAGTTCCGGAAGTCATTGCCGTTGATGTGTATATCGGCACCCCGTCAATTGTAGGCACTCCGTTGATGAACACCCACGGATAGATGTACTGCCCATTATCATCTTTGGTCAGCTTCAGACGTGTAGCGTCAGCCGGATGAAGCAATATGCCGGTTGCCCTGTACTCATAATTTGCTACCTGACGGATAGCGTCAACAAGAACATCTATTCTCTGAACCTTGCTATCAGCGAGGTTATCGCTATAAGCAGTTCCTAAAGTCAGGATGCCATAAGTTCCATTTGAAAGAATAAATGAATCTTCAGCATTGCGGAGTTTCTCCGGCAGCCTTGTCATGATGTAGCTGGTCAGACCATTCACATCTTCAAGCATCTCCTCAGAGAGCACGATATAGTTAGTGATCTTCTGTACGGCTGCATCAATAGCTTTCAGAGTGAAGTCCTCCTGCTTGTATTCTGCACCTTCAGAGGTGACGGCAGCAGCATCGGTATAGGAATATTCCCGGATGAATTTCACCAGATTACTGTCGGTTGTTCCCGGTGAAATCAAGTCTCGAATACGTATCGGTCTGGAAGGATCATAGACCACTCCGGGCTGATAAGCCGGAGGCACGACAACGGTCGAATTGAAAGCATTGCTCTCAGTCATATCAATCACCGTCTTCTGCTCAAAGTTTAACATCCTGCCCCTGAGTGTGCGTGCTCCTTCCTTCTTAATGATGTTCTCCAGAGTTTCCTTCAGTTCCACGCTAAAGGTTTTGCCGGGCACTGACCCGCCAAAGTCCACCCTTTTCAGTTTAGCTTCACGGGCATCAAGGTTTTCCTGCATTTTATTATACTTAGCTATCTCAGGTTCAAGTTCCTTTTTAATAGCTTCTATCAAATGCTTTTTCTCCGCATCGCTGCTCACCAGAGCCAGCTTGTCGGTAACGGCTTTCAGCTTACCATCTATGACGGTGCCGAAATCTTCAAGTGCTTTTTTTATCTCTTCGTTCATCTTTTTTCAGTTTATTTTGTTTAACAATATTTTAAGCATCTCTTCAGACGTTAACGGCTTATCTTCAACCTGAGTGTTGACCGGCTCAAGTTTCTCAATAAGTGTAACTATTATCTGCTGGAGTTGCTTCAGTTCTATTTCCAACATGCGAAATGTCTCATCAGTGTAATTTCCTTTCATAGCATGGTTAATGGCATCAATCTTTTTAATGATTTTCTCTGCCACGTCTTTACCATTTTCCTGTTTCACGGCCACTACGAGAGCCTCGGCATTAGCTCCCCATGTTACCGTGCTTCCCTCCCAGAGCTTAATCTCTTTGATTGTTCTTATCCCTGTAGATTGATCCATCTCATGCTTAATAAGCTGAAATCCTATTGAGTGCTCAGATAAGACCTTATCCTCATATAGCTTAATAGCATCTCTGCCGTAGGATGTTTCAGATATTTTCGACTCAAAATAAATACCCTTGTTATCCTCCTTAAGTACATGAGGCTTTGCCAATGGTCGCCAGATGTCGTGCTGCAAAAGGTGCATGATTCTGGGTTTCTTACTCTCGGGGCCGTTTTCCTCGATAGTTTTTTTGGCTGCCCCCGGCATGATTATATCATTGTCGGCATCCACGTTTCCAAATATCGCGAAATAGCCGGTAACTATCCCCTGCTTAACATCCACATCCTTAACACTCCCGCCGGAAGTGTCTTTTGTTAAATAATATTCTATCATAGCCTTACCTCCCATATTATATTATATTCCATAATCAATCTTTTTCACTTTAAAAGCTACTGAACACCGGCAATTTATCACCTGCTCCGGCGGTGCCGTCTGGTCTCCGGGGTAATCCATCATTACCCCTCCAACATCAAATTTATCATGCAGACCAACTCTCTTCCCATTCATCTCTATATGATCTGTCCTTGTTTTGTTGTCTATCTTAGATATCCACCTCTTCTCCATCTCCTCGCCTGTATCGCGTGCCCCGATCATGCTTCCCAGATTAGCTGCGCCGATGACTTCTGTCCTTGCAATTCTTAATGCCCGCCACGAGTTCATCGGGATAAGCACCGCATTTAATTGCTTTTCAATATTTTCCGCAATCCTTAATGCTCCAATGCCTTCCTCAACTCCTTTGTCAATAGTTGCCTTAATAATTCTCAGAGCCTGTTTTCTTGTCTCCCCGGTAATAGACGTTATCCGGTCGGCTGCTTCTGTCCGGGCAAAATTCTTCAAGAATATCTTCCACTTGTTTTTTATCTTCTCTGCTTCAGACTGAAAACCAGGGATGGCCGGATCAGCCTTTGTCCCCTTTTTAATCTCTGAATAAACATCATCGGCAAATGCAACTCCTACATTCTGATAGAGGTCTATGAACAATCTTTCTATCCCTTCCCGTGAGGGCAGAGGGTCAACGGCATACATGTTATCTGGCCTTATCATAGTGATAATCTCCTGCACCTGCCGATTAAGGACCCGACGGATGAGAGGAACATACCTCTTCTCCATTGCCCGGCGCTTTACCTCAACTGCCTGTATATATTTTTTATCACTCATAGTCGTTAAACTTCATCTTGCCCTCAACCTGCGTAAGAGTAGCATCACTTATCTCTGCCATGTCAATAGGTACCAGCCCAGAAGGTATCCAGACCTTGTCCATGAGTGGGTCTTCTGAAGTGCTCCAGCCCAGTAGTTCCAGCCGCTGATTAGGAGTGAGCCACCATGCCTGAGCCAGCGAAGTAATTAATGAAGACCAGTCCTCCTGAAGTTCAGGAATCATCGAAAGGTCAAAGTCAACATAAATGTTCTCGCCGGAGTTCTGACCAATCCACCTGTTAAACTCATCACGGAAAGAAGTAAGCAACGGAATAATTGCATTGGTGTATATTGCCCTGCCGGCCTCTTTTGTATTACTGTAAGTCTTATTCGCAGCATCATTAAATAGCTCCGAAGGCACATGAAATATATTACAGAGTGTGCGCAAATCCATCTTGTCATTCTCGATGAGCTGAAGGTCAACCGGAGAAAGTCCCATTTGCTGCCATTTCAACCTTGCCGAAGTTGCAATAAAGCGATTGATTGACTTAGATGATGCTTTAGCTCTTAACTTCTCTTCTATCTTCTGCGCCTGCTCCGCAGTTAGTGGTGCCTCGCCTTCTGAAGATATGATGCCAAGTACTCCATTGTTCTGGAGATTATTAGTTGACATGTCAAATGATGCATTGCTTCGGGTGACAACTCTTCGCCCTGCCCTGATAGGAGATAATCCATATAACTGCGATTGCGCATCCGGCGTCCAATATTTCAGGTGTATGATTTCCTCGGGCGTGAAAACGATATCCCTGTTATTCATCAACCGGTAACCCTTTATTGGCTGCATGCGATTACCTACAAGTATCTCAACAAGTTGCGAGGGGATAACCCAGAGTTCCTGAAGTTTCCCGCTATCCAATTTTATGGTTTGAATGAATGAGTTACCGGTTAGAAGTTTAAATCCGCATACCTGTTCAAAAAACTCATTCCATCCTTGCAGTTCATTGGGATAAGTTAATACTTTCGATAATGGATGTTTAGAATCTTCCTCGAGTACCTGCTCCTTAAGCCCTTTCTTAGGATAAGATTTATATATCGTGAGTTTCTTCTGATCTTTAATCCTGTATACGCTCCAAGGAATGGCTCCGGCCTTCTGGGTAATAAATGAGATGATTGAATAAACATTAGGATTACCAAGGTATCCGTTGTTAATATAGCTGGTAGTGTCCTCTGGAATCAGCGCAGCGCCCCCGAAACCTATTGCCCGGGTAATCATCTCCACAATGCCTGACTGCGGAAGTTCTTTTTTCTGCCCACGGAAAATATTACTTAATATCTCATTTATTCTCATACCACAACGAAATCAACATTGTTTTTAATCGCAAGTTCCGTCACCGCATACACTAAAGCATCTATCCTATCCGGAGAATAGGTGCTGCTCTTATAATCCCATTCTGTCATCTCCTCCTCAAGCTCTTTAAACTTCTGAGTGTGATGCACCCTGCCTTGTTCGTAGAGTGCTACCACCGGCTCCGCCCTCAGCATCTTACCTCGGGAGGCAACAACTTTCTTAACCGGGACCGTCTTATCAATAGTCCTGATAGTATTTTCCACCATGTCCCAGCCCATGTTAACCTCAGCTACTATCCTGTCAGCCTTATACTGGTGATATAACTTCACTGCTTTATCCGCCCACTCATTAGGCGACATCACCCCTGATTCATCAGCCAGGATATATACATGCCCGTTAACATCCTGCCCGGCAACAACTATGCCTGCCTCATCGGAGGACTTATTAGACGTGCCGGAAGGGTCAACGCCCACAACTATTCTCTTAAGATTGTCCGGAGCAACAATGCGGAAGTTTTCTATTATCTCCCACCCCCACAGAGCTCCTGCCGGCTGAACATACTGCGCTTCATACAACATTTTAAACACTCTTGCCGGTAACTCTTGTCTTGCCCTCTCAACTTCTTCATGTTTTAATATTCCTGCATCAACCGCATCCTTTGCAGTTACCCGGAAATATTCAAAGTCTTTCTCCTGACCTTTCTCGGCCCGGCGTGCCAGCTCCCAAGCCCAGTTTCGCCCCGTTACGTTGCCGATGAATTTACCGGGGGCCTGGGTATAACTAACCGTTGTGCGCAATGCGTGCCATGCTTCTTCTTTTGCCCTGCTGAATTCATCAAAGACAAACCCATATACGTTCTCACCATAAAGTCCATCCGGATGTTCAGCTGACTTAAACCTGATTATTGTTCCCTTAGGAGTTGTTATGGAAAGTTTGGAAATGTTGACCGTGTAAAGCTGCGAATGTGCTATTGCCCGCGCCATCCTCTTAAAGGCTATCTCTGACTGGGAATAGATAGGAGCTATCCACCAATATTCCTGCCCTAATTTACCTTTATGCGCAAGCTCGAAAAGCCAATATATATGAGAATAGCTCTTTCCGCTTTTCGTTGAAGCTTCAGTTATTGTAAACCTTTTCTTAGATTCAAGGATAGCCTTTTGGTAGCCGGTGAAATTTGGCTTCTTTACTATTAGCTTTCTTATTATTGTTGGTGCTTCACTCACTCTCTGAATTCTATTACTATATCATTGATTGTTGTTTCTATTTTCTGAGGCAACACAAAAGGCAAAAGACGAACAATGATGTCCGCCTTTTTATCTGGTTTAAGTGATTTTAATAATTCCGGAAGTTTTTCCAGTTCTTTTTCAAGGATAACTTTAAGAATGCCCCTCATCTCTTGCGTGACCTTATTAGGAGTTCCTTTAGGTTTCCCGTGAGGATTATTCGTATTACCTTTCCCTGGCCCTCTCATTTTAAATTAAATTGTTTTTTTCAAATATTCTCATATTAAATTAATACCTACATATCCGAATTAACAACACAAAATTAAACAATAAAAATCATATAAAGCAAAAAAAGTTTTCAACAAGGGAGGGAGATATTAATCTGCATTTCATTTGATATTACAAAATTTCCTAAGAAACTGATCCCGCAAGACCTGGTATTTTTCCTTGTTATACCCAGGCATTCCCCAAAGCTCAATAATACGGTCAGTAAGCCTGCTAAAGTTGTCAATAGTCACGGGACTGTTTTCCACGTCATCCTGCAACTTTCTGTATTTCTCTTCCCACGCCGCTGTTTTGCGGTCACGGATAGTCTGGATTAAGGAATATGATAACCATCCTAAAAGAAAGCCTAAAAAGTAGAGAAAAAGTATTAATGTTATTGGTTCCATAGCTTTAAGTTTTTAATTGTTAATTATGAATCTTTAAACATCCCTAATTCAATGTATAGTCTTCTTTCTGTAATCTTAATATATTCCGGATTAAGTTCTATGCCCAAATAATTCCGGTTTAATTTCCGGGCGACGACGGCGGTTGTGCCGGCACCCATAAAAGGGTCAAGAACTATTCCATTTTCAGGGCACCCTGCCTTAATCATATCTACAATAAGCTCTTCAGGAAAGGTGGCAAAATGAGCTTCTTTGAATGGTTTTGCGTTGACAGTCCATACTGACCTCTTATTTCTTACAGGATATTGCGGTTCGGGCATCCCTTCGGCTCCTCTTAAATGTAACGTGTCTGGCTTTTGTCCATCATACTGTAAATTTTTAAATCGCCATCTTTCATACCCTCTTGATAACATGGTCTGTTGATTAAACCCTTTATATTTCTTGCCTCCCTTGAATAATGTATCTTTTCTCCCGTCATATCCTGTTGCTATTTCCATTATGGCATCAGCGTCGTAATAATACCTCTGCGATTTTGCGAGAAGGAAAATGTACTCATGCGACTTTGTACAACGGTCAGTCACGCTCTCCGGCATCGGCGAAGGTTTGTGCCAAATTATATCTTGACGGAGCCACCATCCACTATCACGCAGGGCAAAAGCTACCATCCACGGAATGCCAATAAGGTCTTTCGGCTTGCAACCGCAATTAAATTTGTGTTTTTCTCCTTTATCCTTACCAAAATGACTGCCTCTGTTTGAATTTTGTTTTTTGCTTAACTCATAAGTACCACCTTCTCCCCTCATACTCCCTGCATAACTATCCCCCAAATTAAGCCATATAGTGCCTTGTGTTTTAAGAACTCTTCTGACTTCGCTGAATATATTAACAAGTTTATGAACGTACATTGCGGGCGTTTCTTCAAGCCCTATCTGACCGTCAATATTGTAATCTCTTAATCTGTAGTAAGGTGGACTTGTCACACAACAATCAATAGAATTGTCCGGTAATTTCTTCAATTCCGTAAGTGCGTCACCACAAATGATTTTATTTATTTCCATTTCCATTATTATTTATAGGATTTTCTATTTCCCAAATAGCATGTTCCATGGAGTAAGCCACAATGTCCAATGTCTCTCGGACTAAGTCGTTAATCTGGATGTCTGGAGATTGCCGTTTCTTTTCCTTAATAAAGGCCTGAATTGAAGAAACAATTTCATCTTTAAAAAAATCGTCAAATGCACTCATAGTTTTAAAATTTAAAGGTTAATATTTCTGTTTTCATATTCATCTTCCATTTTATCGTCAGGTATGTTATTTTCATGGCTTTATATGTTTTAGAATTAACTTTTTATAATCTTCCCATATCCTACCAGACCCCACCTCTTTACCACTTCCAAACCACAACCGGCAAGCCTTATCCAATTCATACTCCGGATTGTGATGCTTGTTCAGCAATTGCCAAATTTCTATGCTTTTCTCCGGCGACCAGGCATCTTCAAGAGAGTATTTACTATCTGATAGTCTATTGGCCTCATCTATGGTGGGCTGAGTAATTTGCAAAAGCCCCTTGGCTCCGGAAAGAGGGTTAACTGCATAAATATCAAAATTACTCTCCACTTTAGCAACTGCCCAAAGCAAATAATCCATATTCCACCGATATATTTTTTCTGCCGGAAATACCGGCAAGGCGTGAAATTCCGGGGCAATCAGCCTCAAAGTAGTTATCAACCAGAGTATTATCACATGAATTGTTTTCATTTTATTTCCCTGCATTTAGTTGTGACAACAAGTTCAACAATCTTCCCCGTCTTCGGGTCAATACAATTCTGCGTGCGGATATTACCATCGTATTCATCACAACTACCATATACCACAAAGGTATGAATAATTAATGTTTCCGGGGCATAATCAACACATACATAACACTTTTCTTCCTCGCATCCGAGAAAAAGCATCAAAATTATAAGTACTAATATCTTTTTCATTTCCTCGTATTTGTAAAATATTTGTCGCAATTAACTAATTCATGTTTAACTATCGCTGGCATTGAAGTAGCATTAAGAATTGTATCAGCACTCACCTCACATACTTCAATATCATAGTTGTAATATGCCCATAATTGGTATAAGGCCAGCTTCTTTCCCATTAGTCCATGCTTATTAGTGATCTCATATACTGCCAATATCCACTCCCCTTCCATCACCGCAAGATCCGCAACGGCCAATAATTTTCCATCAAGGACAAACTGCTTCTCGGTCTCCACATGATAGTTCCGCGAAAACCACTCCGCAAGCAGAATCTTTGCGAAATAATGTTTATATGTTTCAATATGGCGCATCTTCGTTTCTTATTTCAAATTCAATTTCTTTTTCTTCTTCCCGAATAAGCCAGTTAGAGAGGTCGCTGCCGGCACCCTGTTTAAATCTTCCCGTGACTTTATCATAGAATAAATGGACAACATCAGATTTTCCCAGGTGTTTATATTTAATTTTCTGGATATGCACATCTACCTCATCCTGAAGGATATTCTGCTCATCGGCCTTGCGATCAATAGTAAACCCATAATCCGGCTTGTTGAAAAAGTGTGCCGACCCGGAAATGTTATAAAGTGAGGGAATCTCCCCCTTTCCCATCTTAGTCGGGTGCGCCACAAGAAATATTAAAAGATTGCTAAACTTCGCCAGGTTGATTATTTCATCCAGAGCCCTGCTGATATATCTTGTTTCGCTATCTGAAAACTGGTGATCTATTTTATTCCACGGATCAATAACTAATATTTTAATCCCGCGGGTCTTAACTAATATTTTTGCAGCTGTGAGTATGGTGGAGAGTTTCAAGTCTTCCTCATTTAAGATATAGAAGAAATTTTCCCGGATATATTCATAGGCCATGTCATATTCAACATTGTTTGATTTGCCTTTTTTAAATTCTTTCCCGATGATCTTCTCATAGAGTTTTGCATAATGATATTTCAGCGGGTAGTTTTCAGGGGTAAAATATGCAGCCTTCCATCCATAAAGAATATTAAGCCTGGTAACGAGGAAATCCACAAATTCGCTCTTCCCACTTGAAGGGATGCCGGTTACCATACAGAGCCTGCCCAACTCCCATGTTATTGAATTGTCCAATTTATCAAGTCCGATTTTAACACCTGGCTTTATACCCTCTTCATAGAGATTATATATTTCTGCGGCAATATTATCTACTGAAACAATACCCTTTAACGGCACCGGCTGGGCATTGGGAATTAGGTCATGGAAATCCGGGCCATACTTACAAAGAAACTCATTAGCATCTTTACAATCTTTAAAATTAATCAGATAACATCTCTCAGCTCCCAGCCTGCGGATAAGTTCATCTCGAAGTTCTATCCCCCGGGTATCAGAATCAGTTGCAAGGTATATTTTTTCAATGCCGTTAAATAATTCAATATATGGGTCAAGGTATTCCAACTTATTCCCGGCACCATTAGGCACAGACATAACATTAAAATAACCCTGGGTAATGAAAGAGAGTGTATCTATTTCCCCCTCGGTGATTATTACTTCCTTATATTCCCGCAAAACATCCTGATTGTAGAATATTAGCTCTGCCCCCGCGACAAGTTTAAAAGACTTTTTCGGCCCCCGGTATTTTATGTTGACCAACCTGCCATCGAAGAAATACGGGAAACATATAACCTCAACCTCTTTATTAAATTGAGGCATTGTTTCTATGTCGCTGTATATCCTCATTTTATTGAGGGCTTCTTGCTTTATCATCCTACCCTCAAAATATTTAACTACCTTGTCAGAGAGTTTCGTAATGTTTTTCCACTCCGGCATAACATATTGTTTCTTGTCGAACGGCCGATATTCAAAGAAGGCTGCCTGGCAATTATGACAATAACCACGATTTTTCTCGGCATCCCAGGAAAAACATTTCTCGCCCCGATGCTCCGGCTTCCTTTTTGCCGAACACTCCGGACAAAGATATTTAGCCTGCCCATCCTTCCGGGGGCTGAACTCATATATTTTTCTTGTTATTGCCGACTGAATTTTCATCTTACAACTCTTGGTTTATTTTTAAAATAACTGCCGTCGGCTTTTGTCTTTTCAATTACCCAGTTAAGTATTGCCAGGTAATCACTCTTATATGTTTTACCCTTTGCCCCTTTGTAGTTATTCAGGATCTGAATGAACAAGTCTGCGTTGCCTTGTGTATGTTCGTCACATAATTTCTGGTATTCTTCTTCAGTCAATGAAACATATTCGGCATATTTCTTTTTTTTCGGTTCGCCCTTACCATTACCATTACCATTACCATTACCTATACCTATACCATTACCTATACCATAGGGGCTATTAAGCCCCTTTAATGCCCCTTCAAAGCCCCTTTCTATAAATTCACTAATATCCTCTATGTCAAATTTATGCCGATATATAATAAATCTTTTCAAAATTCCCTGATGTGCTCTGTTATTTTCGGCAAGAGGATAATTCTTTTGATGCTTCAAAAAATTTCTGATATATAGGCAGTCTTTATCTTTAGAAAATATAATGCCCCTATCAAGCCCCTTTAAAGCTCCTTCAATAGTTTTTAATTCTGCCCCGATATCCACAGCCCATCGTTTTAAGTTTATTTCTATGAAGCCGGCAATATCACAATTTTCATAAAGGTAAATAAAAAGAAGCTTTTCTATTGGCTTTAAATTAGCAAACCAGGAATCGGCCCATTTGTCGGTATTTGTGAATCTATATGCCATTTTTATTTCTCCTAAAAAAGACCCCGCCAGTAACATTTGTTTTTCCCGTATTCCTTAGCCTCTTCAGCATGTTGAACAGGACAGAAATAGATTTTACCATTAAAAAAGACCCTGTTAGTCTTTTTCCCAGCCGATACAAGTTCAGCATCTACAATGTAGCAATTATTGCCTTTGTATTTTACTATGATCACAGGATGTTTTATTTTGTAGATAAAGAGCATCCGGTATAATTCATCAGGCCGGATATGATAAATGATCTCTCCGGGGAATATAGGCACTGACCTGTATTCAGGAGCGTAAAGGGATATGGAAAGTGCCAGCGTGAGAATTAATGCTATCAATCGTTTTTTCATGATATAGTTAATTAAGTTAACGCTAAAAAGTAGTTAGCATTCATTTAAAACGATACCGATTCTGATTAAACATTACAGAATCAACTGTACTAATAAATGCCCTCATTTGTTTTTTAGTCAAACCGTTACCCATTCTATGATGTTGGATTGACTTTAAAACTGAA